GCAACCCCCCGGCCCCCGCCGCCGTCGGCCAGCACATGATCGGCGAACACCGTCAAATCGCGGGACACAAACCCGTCGCTCTCATAATCATACCCGTACTGATACACCCGTCCGCCGCCCCTCTCCACATACAGCACCTTATCGGTCGCCATCAGGGCCGGCACATCGGAAGACCCCACAAACCCGTGGCTGTCCGCCCGCGCATTGGCGTAAGTCATCACCCCCTGGCCGCCGGACACCGCCCACTCCGCGTCCGCCGTCCCCAGCAGCAGCCGGGAACTCTGCGCCATCAGCCAGCAAATCCTGTTCTGCGTTGTGGTGCTCAACGTCAAAGCCAGCGCGGAATCATCCTGCTTCCCCACCTCGAAACTGTTGAGGTCATCCGTCTTGCTCAACCACACCGTCTGCGGCTGGGCCTGCGTAGCGGCCAACACCAGGCGCTGTTGAAACACATCCACCAGGGAAGGAAACCCGTACACCCCCCGGAACGCCGCGAAACTCCACATCAACGACTCCACGGACGGAGGAACCCCCTCCGGAACCGCGGAAACATTATCCCAAAGAGAATACTCCGCGGAAGCCGTCACCTCGGCAGCCTCCGCCTCCATCCATGCCGTGCAGGCAGGCACCTCCAGTTGCGCTCTGGCCCGTTGGCTGACGGACCCTCCGGGCCAGGTCTCCATCCTCACCACATAAACTCCGTCCTCCGGCACTGTAAAAGATGCCTCCTCCATCGTGGAAAACACAGGCATCAATGAATAAGAACCACCGTTGCCCTCGCAAAAAGAACACACATTCAACGTTGAATTCAGCTGAATCGTCTGCCCGGCATAAACGCAGACAAACCCCTGCATCGACACGACTGTACCCGCCGGAAGAAAAAAACGATACATCTCAATCGACCCCTCCGCAAACCGGTCCAAACTCACCTCTGCCTGCTCCCATTCCAGGTGCACCATACTCCCGGCGCCGACATCATCCGTCGTCAACCCATCGGGCTTCACCGTCAGCATCCGTCCCTCCCTGGACACCTCAAACCCGCCGTCCACCTTGACCCCATCAACCAACAATGCGGAAAAAACCGGAAGCCCCTTCTTCTCGAAAAAATCGCAAAAATCACTCCCCAAAGGCAGCGTCAACTTGCGCACGTCGCTGGTAGACAGGGAATGCAGCCGCAGCACCACATCCTTCTTATAAGCATCCACCACCAGCTTATTCCCGCAGGAATCAGCCGGAAACCCCTGGCTGGGATCGGAACCGTTGGAAAGCTGGGACTCATACAACATCAGGCGCAAATAACACTCCTCCCCCGCCTCGTCCCCGGTCAGCTGCAAATTGGAAGCGGCCCCCACCGGGGAATTGGACGTCCCCAGCAGCTGCCAATCCTCATTCGGGAAACGCCGCTCCACGGCATACGTGCCGTACCACTCCTTATAACAATAAAACGTCCAGGTCCCCTTGCAGGTAATCATATTGGAATGGCAAATCACACCCTTATGAAAATGCTCCGGATAATCCGCCGGAGACGTCAGGCCGTCCACGAAATCCGCCGCCCCGTTAAAATCCCTGTCGCACGTCCACCAGGACCAATAACTCCCCTCATTGAGGCAGAGCTTTTTCCCAGCCGTGAAAGTGCTGGCTGCCGTAAACGCGTTGGCAATCACCCAACCCTGGCGAATCACGGCCCCCGTGCTGAACCCGGTCTGCTGGGGCACCGTCACCTGGACGCGCATCACATCCCCCTCATTCACCGCCGCATCTGGATCGGACGCATGCTCCCCGAAAGACACCCTGTAACACCCCTCATCCAGCGTCAGGCGCACCGGAAAATCCCGGAACTCCTCATACCGCCAGGGGCGGGCCTTAAACTCATAGGGAGCCAGGGAAAACATGCCCTCGTCATCCCGTTTCAGCACCATCAGCTCATGCGTGGGGCAGGCCAGAAACAACATGCTGTTCACCTGTTTGTGGCGCAAAGCGGAAACATCGTCCTGGCTCCACACGGAAGGCAGGGAGGCAACCACATCCCCCTCGGCGGACAACACGCGCAGCAGGGAAGGGGACACCTCAACCAGATACCGGTCATTCGTGGAATAGATGTAAGGCAGGATGATGGAGCCATCCAGGGCGGCGGCAATACGCCGGAACCCGCGGCGTCGGGAAACGCCCCCCATCTGGCCCAGGTCCAGGTTCTCAATTCTGGAAGCCCCGCGGTGAAAATTATCCAGGTCTGCCCGGACGGCAGAAGTAGGAGAAAGCTCGCCTCCGTTGAAAGCGCATCGAATCATGCACCATCATTACAACAAAATGCCGGAGGATGAATACAACCGTAACTTGACTAAACCAACGGCTCATTCCCTACGTTGTCCAGGAATCCCGGGCGGCGTTCTTCATTTTCTTGGGGGGCCTCTATCCCATCAAACTCAATCGGAGCGGCTTTACCATTATCAGGATGTACAAGAGGGGCCTGAAACGTTCCGGCAAGTACTGCGGCAATCTTTGAAAGCCCTGGTACATCCACCGGTTCCGGTTCATTGTAACCGGCCAGCTTGGAAAGTTCCCTCACCGCCTCAATCTTGCCGGGCATCTTCTTGCGCATCCCTGAATCCGTGTAGGCAACCTCCTGGCATAAAGGAGAATCTTCGCCCACTTCTCCAATTGGTGTACGCAACACAGCAGTAAGAAACTCAAGGCATTCCTGCTTGGTGGCAATCGCTGATCTGTCCAACTGGGCGTTCAATTCGTCAATCATTCGCAAAACTTCGCCATCTTTGGACAAACGAGAAGCCGCCTTGCTGGCCGCGTCATTACTCATATCCTTGCGATTGTAGGCCTTACGATAGGCGTCCGCCTTGGACAATTTTGACTCAACCAAAAGCCTTGCGAATTCCTTCTTCTTCTCTGTGGCAATAGATGTTTTATCTCTCTTAGGCATGATCTTTCATCGTTCGTGTGATAGCGTCTTCCAATCGTTTACGCCCTTGTGCCGTGAGGAAATAACCTTTTTTGAATCTGCCTCCATATTGGGAGGTAGAAACGTCTCCTGCACCGCAAAGGGTATTCAGATGAAAGCACAAACGGCTGGAAGATACGGAAACGCGGTTGGAAATTTCTCCGAACCGAATGCCGGGATTAAGACCGATACAGGAAAGAATAGCGATCTGAACCGGAGACATTTTCAGCCGTGAAAATGCTGCGGACATGATGGACATCAATTTTAACTCTGACTGCTTCATCTCCCTTCCTCCCTTCTCATATACCGTTCAAAGCAATAATCCGGCGCATTCTCGACCTGGCATACCACGTTATTGCCGCGATAGAGGCGTGAGGCAATACGGGCATCCAAATGTTCCCCGATATGCACCGGCAACAGATTGGATGTGAGCATCGTCCATTTCCCCAGCCGCCCATCGACAACACGGTTCAGGGCGGAAAGAATAGCGGGGGAAGTATTCTCCGCGCCAATATCATCCAGAATCAGCACGTACACCTCTTTAACCAAATATTCGATGAACGCCCAATCCCCGGAACGAAGCATGGAAACCACCTTCTGCCACTTCCAAAGCTGAATGGGCAACGTGGGGCGTGATTTAGTCAGCGCATCCCTGGCAGCCTCCGCCAGATGCGTCTTGCCTACCCCGGAAGCCCCCAGCAGGGACAGCCAGCGGCGCGGACGAACCTTATTAACGATATCGTTAATAAACCACTGCACTTCCCGGTGCATGGCCTGCACCTCCGGGTGAACGGACTCGTCAAACCCGCCCATATCGTACCGTACCGGCTTGTAACTGCGGACAATCCCGTCCTGGGAAGGCATCACGGAAACCTGCCCGGCCAAACGTTGAATATCATCCATCATTCGTACCTCCTTCCCGCGTTGGCGTCATTCCGCCCAGACGAACCTTGATGTCCCCGCTGCGCATTATTCGTGACCCAGGAACGGGCATACTTCCGGGCTGCCGGCTTCCAATCGGCAAGAGGAATCCCCTTGCTGTCCCGCCAGCCACGGGCGCTGAAATCATCAAAAAACGACTCTGCGCACCGTTTCAACTCGTCTCCCTTGGGAGCCATAAGCTGGGCCGCCATGAAAAGCCGCACATCCTCCGCGTCCCGCGGGAACTGCTCTATGCCTCGGCTTACAGGTAATTTCTTCGCATTCGCATCCGTCTTCGTCTCCGTCTCCGTCTCCGAATACGCATTCGCATAAGTAACGGGTTGAGGCGAATCGTTACGACCTGTTACGAATTTCCGCAGTTCGTATTTCTTGTCGGAAACTTTCAGCACTTCGTAACCGTTCGGAAGCGGCCATTTGGGCATGGACTTCCCCTGCTGGTCGAACCCCAGAATCATCAAGTATGGCTTCTCATTGTGAGAATAAAGCAGAATAAGCCCCGCGGCCTCACACGCGGAGAGGCAGCGTTGAATATTGCACTCGCTCATCTTGTCGAGTTGGAGAGGATACAACGCAGAACGGAGAATGGGCGTCCTAGCGTCATAAAGGCCGTAATCGTCTGCCACAGACATCAGGCGTCGGTAGAACACCTCGGCCTCCCACGAAAGAGAGGCGACGCGCCCTGATGTCAAAATAGCATCTCTGATCAATCGTGTTGGCATATCAAAAAAGCGTCAGTTGGGGGTTGTAGATTTCATAAAGACCAGGAAGACGGTCTTCCCGCGGCGGTGTCCGAACAAAGGTTCATGGCTGGCCAGTTTCAGAACTTCCGCGGTTGAAACCTGATCCTCGCACCACTTGAACACCAGAATGCCGCCCGGTTCCAAAACCCGGAAACACTCCCGGAAGCCGGATTTCAAATCCTCCCTCCAGGTTTTCTGGTCCAGTTTTCCGTACTTCTTGGCCAGCCAGGATGATTCCCCAGCGTGAATCAAGTGCGGAGGGTCGAATACCACAAGGCGAAACGCCCCGTCGTTGAAAGGCATCTTCCGGAAGTCCCCGACGACGTCCGGCTTGATTTCCAGGGTTCGCCCGTCGCAAAGCATGTGCGTTTCCTCCCGGCGGTCCATGAACACCACGTCAGGATGGCGGCGGTCAAACCAGAACATGCGGGAGCCGCAGCAGGCGTCAAGAATGGCTTTCATTCCCCCTCCTTTCCTTCTTGGAATCTGCCAAGCAAAACCCGGAATGCAGTTGCCGCCACTGCAGGAACTTGCCCGTTGCCAAGGGCTTTAAGCTCGTCCACTTCTGGGGCCACCCCATCATCAGGGCGGCGAAAGACGCTGACACACACATCCCCCTGACTCGCTTCCCACCGCTCCTGACATAGAGATATGCCAGGTAATCTTCCAAATTCCCTTTTGGTTTGCCTTCCTCCGCTCTCTTCCAACACAGTCCATATTTGGCGATACATGCACGCATGGTGGGCAAGAAGCCATAATCTGGCGCGGCGATGGGGTAATCCAACGGCGTCAGCTCCCAGCACACACCATGCAGCATCATACCCGATGCGGGCAAGGTCACCGAGGATTCTGGCAAGTCCTCTTCCCACAAGCAGAGGTGAGTTTTCCAGGAATGCGAATTCCGGTCGTACTTCATTGATAATTCGGTGCATTTCCCGCCAGAGGCCGGAGCGGGCGCCGTCAATGCCGGCGCCTTTTCCTGCGGCTGAAATGTCCTGGCACGGGAAGCCTCCAGATACCACGTCAACAAGGCCGCGCCACGGTCGTCCGTCAAAGGTTCGTACGTCATCCCAAACCGGGAAAGGCGGGAGTAAGCCGTCATTCTGTCGGGCGAGCAGTACGCTTGCGGGATAGGGTTCAAGTTCGACAGCGCAAACGGTGCGGAATCCGAGCAGCTCGCTTCCAAGTATGCCTCCACCAGCGCCCGCGAAAAGATGTAGCTCATTCACTCTCCCTCCTTTCTCGGCTCCCAGTTGACAGCAAATCCCTCGTTGATGCAGGGGTTACAAACAACCGGCACGGCTTTAATATTTTTGTAAGCGCAGTTGTGGCAATCGCGATGGATTAAAGGCACCCACGCCCTGCACGCGGCCCGCTTCCGGCGGACGTCACCGATAACATTGTACAACTTAAAGTCGTCCCATAAGCCTCCGCGAAATTGGAGTGGCAGCTCGTGATATTCCATTTTAAATCGTATTCGGGCGTTATTGCGAATCCTTTCAATTCTGGTTTCGAGAGTTTCGACTGCTTTTCCGTACTCGTAAAAAGCTTTCTGTTCAGGCGTCAGTTTCATGCGAGCCTCCTTTCAAACACGATTTCCACCTGTCCGGCGCGTCCCAGGTCGTGAATCCGCTCAATCCCGGCGCAATCCAGCGTCCTGTCGTCAATGCCCATAGCCTTGCAGGCCCCGTCCAGATACGCCTTGCAGCGCGCCAGGCAATTATCCGCGTCCGGCTTCGGTCCCTTGAAAAACCAGATCACCCGGTAATGCGTCGGTTGCATCCTCCGGCCATTCAGGGCTTCACAAGTCCTGCCCCAGGCTATATTCCGGGCGCGGCTCTTGGCAGCCGTCTTCTTATAACCGGCCACAATGGCCCCCCTCTGTGTGAGAGGGGCCTTGGCATTGGGGGACAAACACCGGGGAGTGTGGGGCAAAGAAATGGTCAGCGTGGTCATCATGCCGCACCTCCTTCCCATCCCTTTTTAAGTTCCCAGCGCGGAATGCGGAAATACCGCGGCAAGGCCACAGCCCCCGGATAAATCCCCGTCGCCACGCACTCGGCGTACTGGCGCAGGGCGGCCATATACTGCCCCCGGTAATGCTCCAGGGCCTCCTGATCCATCCGCACCTCGGAAATGCAGTAAGGAGCTGCCGACTCCATGAACACAAACATGAAATTCCGGCGTATCCTGAAAATCGCTTCATACAGATCGCAATACAAGGCAGCCTGCCAGCCGTACCCGTAGCGGGCCATATCCCGGTCAATCAGACCGGAATCCTCCACGGGCGTGGAAGTCGTCTTCATATCAATAATCGGCATCTCTTCATCGTGAGGCAGGATATCAATCATCCCCGTAATCGTAATCGGAACCGGAGGCTTGTCCGGTGCGTACTCAATGAGCAGCGTCTTATACATCGCCACCTGGGAATCAAACGAATCCCCCAGCACCAGCCCATGTTCGGTTCGCAGGTAATTATTGAAAATCCCCACGGCCTTCTGCGCTTCGGCGTACTCCTCCGGCGTCAGCACGGCTCCCCCACGGTCGGCAAACGCCGCCCAGCGGGCTGCTTGCCCGTCGTCCTGCTTCGTCTTGGACACGGAGCCGTTCTTATTCACCCCCGGCAGCCACTCTTCCACGAGATACTGACTCTGGAACTGATCCGGCGTCAGGGCCAGACAATCCACCAGGGAACCAAACCGGAACCCCTGGGAAACCTTCTCAATCCCTTCATCCTGCCGATACTTCCATTTATAGGGATTCCGGGCGAAATCCGTCAGCATGGACTTGGAGACACAGTGAGGAATCCCCTTCTTGGAATCGTGGTACGCCTGCGGATTATCCACCCGGCCACAAGCCTCGCCGAAAGTCGCAAAGCCCGATAAATCTAAAACATTCATAGCTAAAGATCCTTGCTATCCTGCATGCTTACTTCCCGGAGGCCCCCACCCAGGCAACCACCTGATTGAAATTCGCCACCAGCCACTCCAGCGTCTTGGGCGGGAACGTCTCTTCCCGGCTGGCTCCCTGCACGTAATAAATCTGCCGGCCCCGGCAGAAATTCACTACCTGGGGCATCGTCACGCCGTGGTCTCGCAGCAGTTTTTCCAGGTCTGCCACGCTCACGGCAGATTCCGGCTCCAGCTTCAAATCATCAGTAGGAGTGGGCGAAGAAACCACTTCCGGTTCAAGGGGCTTTTCTTCCTGCCTGGATGCCGCCGCCACTGGCGGAGGTACAGCGGCGCCCGCAAGAGGATTGCCGGCCTTCGGC